CCAACCACATACAAGCCTTTGGCCTGGTCGGTAAATATTTCTTGGCCAAGCCCATGGCCGATGCCATCCAAGCTGCAAGACAAGGGCACCGACTCATGGGTATAGGCTTGGTTAATTTCTGTGTTGAAGTCGCTGATGCCCAGCCGCTTGGCCGACTCGGTCAAGATCACCGGCTCTAAGCGGTTGCCCCAGCCCATGGCTTCATTGCCAATGTCGGGCCTTTCCTTTCCATCAATTGCGTTAATCGAAAATTGAAGCTCATCGTTAGGGGTCGCATATTTGCTAAACCCCAATAAGCCTGGCAGGCGGCTCGCGCTCATGCGTTTATCGTCTGTAAGTTTTCCAGCCATTTAAATTCTCCTCTTTTAATTAAACTAATGCGTAGACACGAATGATTCGGGCGTGGGCTTCTGGATGCGAAGCCTCACAAAGCCCAACTTTGCGGAATTGCTTGGTGCGAAAGACTGCACCCAACACGCTAGGGTGGACACCGCGGGGCACCTTGATGTACTTGCGGATGTCGTTGATTGAGACCTCGCCGTGCTGCCTACAAATCTGCACAGCAAGGTTTCGGCAGTCAGCCAGGAACTCAGGCTCCCGCTGCTCAAAGATGTCCAGCTGGACATTTCGGGCCTGTTGGCCAAGGGTTGCTTCAAGCATGGTCACCCCCCTTGGCGATCAATTCAGCCAGCGGCACCCAGCCAAACCTGCGCCAAGTGAGCTGAACATTGGTCGCCATGGAGGTTCTGTACTCGCAACCCTGGGCAAGTGTTTTTGTGGGGTAAGTGATTTTCTGCATATTAGAAAACCACAAAACCACAAAAACACAAAAGCAGGCAAGCAGTGCCAAAGCTAAAAGCTACCAGTAGCTTTTCGGCAAAGGTTTCTTCCTCTATTTGAGAGGAAAAATGCTTTTCCTGTACATTATCCAAACACCATAGGTAGTGTTTTCTCTGGCTGTAAACACTATATACATCGTATGAAGTAGAAAAGCGGGTGGACTGATTTTTGGGCCAGTCCAAGCTAGAAGCTACTTTCGGTCTCTCTAATTGCGCTTTGATTTCATTCATCTTTAATCCTTTTTGACTGATTAAAACTTTAATTGGGGTTTACCCGTATATGATCCAAACCCCATACTCATGCTACACGCTACCTGTAGTGATTGCGACATTTCCTTTCTCTGTTATTTGATGAACGGTAAAGGCACCACCGCAAGCAGTTTTTCAGCCTCTAAAAAGACAGCGCCAAGGTCGATGGGCTTAATCTTTTTGACCCGTATGGGTTTTGCGGCTAGCTTTTTGGCGTCTAGCTTTTCTTTGTTATTTTGGACAAGCAACTCGGCGTAGGCGTACTTCAGATCAAATTGCGCCTGAGTAAACAAGCCCCTGGCCAGCATGACCCGCAAGACGGGATCGCCCTCGGTTTCATAGGCCAGCTTTTGGACGGCTGAGTTCAAGTCGCCAAGCACCACTGCCGCCTTTTTGAGCTCCAAAAGCCGGGTCAAGCGAAAGTCCAGGCGGCAGTTGATGGGCCTACCAGACTTGGCTAGGTACTCGCCCAGCTTGCCATCCTCGGAGGGGAAAAACTGGGCCCAGTTCACGAACTGGCTACCGTTTACTTCATGCATTTTTGTCTCCAATCTGGGACAATTTACTCACTTCAAACGATGTGTATTGAGTTAAGAATTGACCAAAAACAGGCACCTTGTCCCGCCTTTTGTATATCGCTTTGTCCTGCCCGTTATCTATCACTTTGTCACACCCTTGCAACATTACTATGCCGAGAAAGAAAATAGCCCTGGTCAGAAAAAGAGTAATTTTTGGAGTTTGACAATTTAGTGCCATTGGGTTATTTGAGAGGGTTGTAGCCATTACTTGATCCGAGCCATCAGGTTTTTGACCTGCGTAGGCGACCACTCGGTGTTGCCCCGGCGGGTCTCAATCTCGCGGCTGGCCAGCGCGGTGGCGATCTCGCGCAGCGTCTTGGCACCAGAACGCTTGATGGCCTCTAAAACCAGGGGGCGAATACGGTCAGCAAAGGCATCAGCCTTTTGGATGATCACCTTGGTGCCAGCAGCAGAGCCAATCTCTGGCCTTGGGCTGCCAAGCTTTACGCCCTTTTTCTTGAGCTCACCCAGCGCGGCCTTGGTGCGCTCGCCAATCTTGCGTGCTTCCCACTCAGCGAAGACCATGCGCATTTGCAGCAGCTCGCGCCCTGCTTCTGGGAAATCAGCGCAGACAAAGCTCACCTTGGTGTCGTTTAAGAGCTGGGCACCAAAGGCCAGGTCGCGGGTCAGGCGGTCAAGGGATGCGACCACCAGGGTGGCCTTCATCTTCTTGCACAGCTTGATGGCGTTGGCCAGAGCTGGGCGCTCATTCATGCGCCCGGACTCGATCTCGGTGAAGTCACCAATGAGCGACCACTTGCCGCCATTGAGGTAGCCCATTACACGCTCGCGCTGCGCATCGAGGCCAAGACCTGACTTACCTTGGCGGTCTGTGGAGACCCGGTAGTAGGCGACGAATTTTCCAGAGTGGGTGGTCATGTTGAGCTTTCTACGCTTTATCTGCGTTGGTGATGTACACAGCCCAAATGTAGCAGATGTATATCACTTCGTACAAGCCCCAAACCCTACACTTTAGTCGGGTATTCAATTTTGCTTGCGTGTACAGGCTCCAAACGTAACAATCGCAAGGTATATCTACTTGACATCACCCTATGCAAAACACAAAGCCCAAGCCTTTTCTCATGCGCCTGCGCCCTGGCACCAGGGAGCTGCTGGACACTGCTGCCGCAGACCAGAACAGGAGCATCTCCTCGCTCATTGACCAGTGCGTCAAAGACCAGCTACAGCCGCGCTACGGGGAGTTGCAGCCCCGGCTGCACCGCTTTCTCTCTGGCGTGCGCCAGCCATGATGGAGTGCGTGCTGGGGCTGGATCTGGGCACCACTACCGGCTGGGCTTGCAGGCCCATGGACGGCAGCATCGTGCATGGCTGGGCCAGCTTTAAGCCTGGCCGCTATGAGGGCGGCGGCATGCGCTACCTGCGCTTTAAGCAGTGGCTCTCCGAGCTCAAGGGCACGGTGGGCGGCGAGCTCCAGGCCGTTTACTTTGAGGAGGTTCGCCGGCACGCTAGCACTGACAGCGCCCATGTCTACGGCGGCCTGATGGCAACGCTGACTGCCTGGTGCGAGCACCACAAGATCCCCTACCAAGGCGTGCCGGTGGGCACCATCAAAAAGCACGCTACCGGCAAGGGCAACGCTGACAAGGCGGCCATGCTTGAGGCCATGCAGCTCAAGGGCCACCCGGTCACCGATGACAACGAAGCCGACGCTTTGGCGCTCTTGCACTGGGCACTGGAGCAGCACGCATGATCGCCGTCTTGGTGTTCGCTGCCCTCATGGGGCTGGCTTTCACTTTGGTGTTTGCCTGCCTGGCGCTGTGGCTCATGTTCAAGTATTTGGAGGCCAAGTAATGCACATCAGTTATGTCAAGTTGATCAGAAACGATGAGGGCGAGGTGGTTGACACCCAAGAGGCCAACGGCGAGATCCGCTTTTTCATCAATCAAATTAGCTTACTCAAGGCGGCCCTTGAGCGCGAGATGGACACGGTCACCGACCTCAGAGAGTTGCTGGAGACCGTGCGCAAGATTGCCTACGAATTAAACGAAGAGATATTGAAAGACACCAATGCCTAGACCAAAGAGTGATATCACGGGAAAGAAGCTTGTCGTTAGCGTGCGAGTAACCGCAAGCCAAAGGGAAGCATTTAACAAGCTAGGCGGCTCTGTGTGGCTGCGCAAGCAGTTGACTGCCGAGCTTGATCGCCAATGGAGCTTAGAACACAGCACCAGCTATGGCACAAGGATTATGAACCGTGTCTTTGGAAGATGAGCTCGCCTGCATGGGCTGCGGCAAGGTGCATCCTGGTGCCAAGCTCATCACCCTGCCCGATGGCCGCACTGTGGGCAACTACAGCGAAGCCTATCGCGCCTACTGCGAAGCCAAGTGGGTGCTGGAGCACCTGCCGGTCACGGTCAACCGCAGGCGCAAGAAGACCCCGCAGATCAGCAGGCGGGACTACATCATGGCCATTAAGGACAAGCGCGGCGAGGATGCCTGCTTTGAGCTGGCCAAGAACGTGCGCG